ATTCTGGGTGTTGAGGGTAATACATCGGGTACCACAAGCGGTGGTTCGCAGTGGAATGGTGATGTTGTTGCCAAGAAGTCTCGTCCGGCCTCTTATTGGAACAACGGTTTCGGTCTTATCAGAGCGGATTGAGGAAGATTATGCTCCACATAGAGTTGGAGCATGACGGGGGCATTACTATTACAGGAGATAAGGGGGCTTTGCGCCAAATGGCGCTAGTTCTCATCGAGGCGACATTGAAAGGGTGTGCTGAACGAGCTTTCGTCTCTGATGAGGCATTGACGCGTCTCCTAGTACGTCAAATACCGAAAGAAAGGTAATTAATGACGGAAATTGGCTCCGATGCTCTTCTTCCCGACGATGCACAGACCAAAATCAAGCAAGCACTATTTATCGACGATGCATATCGCGAAAGAGAACAGGAACTCGTAGAGGATCAGCCGGTTGAAGATGATCCTGGCGAAGATTTCGATGTTCTCGGCGATACTTAAGGATATTTTCAAGAAAGGGGGTGAAGTAGATGGAAGATAGCATTCTTATCAGTACCAAGAAGATTCTGGGTGTTGCTGACGATTATCCTGTGTGGGATCTCGATATTATCACTCATATCAACACGGCATTCTCTACTCTCACCCAGTTGGGGGTTGGCCCCGCTGAAGGTTTCATGATTGAGGATGACCAGGCTGTTTGGAGTGATTTCATCGTTGATGGCGATCTCCAGTACAACTCGGTCAAGACCTATGTTTACCTTCGTGTTCGACAGCTTTTTGATCCGCCTACTACATCGTATCTTATTGCGGCGTTTGACAAGCAGCTTTCCGAGCTTGAATGGCGTCTGAATGTGCATCGAGAAGAAACTGGATGGACAGATCCCGAAGCCGCCTAGGAGGAGAAATAGTGGAAAGAGAAAGCGATCAAGAAGTGAGAGATCGGCAAGAGAAGGCTAGGACGGACGCGATCCGAGAGAGGCAAGTTCGTTTAGGACACGTCTCCGCGGAGCCACAAGAACAAGAAGAGCCTGAGGAGGAAGCTCCGAAGGCCAAGAGAGCGCCGAGGAAGCGCAAGACTGCGGGGTGAGATGAACGCCGCCGAGGCTGTAAGCAACATTCTCGCCCATCATGGCGTCAAGGGCATGAAGTGGGGTGTTCGCCGGAAGGCTACCGTTGGTCCGCAAGAAGTCATCATCAGTGACAAGCGGAAAAAGCTGAAGGCCAAGGGCGGTAAGGACTTTCCGGCGAGCTCTGAAGCGATTCGAGCAAAGAAGATCGGACAAGTTGGAAAGAAGAGTGGTCTCAAGGCTCTTTCCAACGAAGAATTGCAAGCTTACTCGAATCGGATGAATCTCGAGCAAGGTGTCAAGCGACTCGAGTACAACGAAGCCTCTGCTCCTGTGCGATTTGTCAAGGGTCTTATGGGAGATGTCGGCAAGAGGCAAGCAACTAATCTGGCAAATGACGTTGCAGCGAATCAAGTCAAGAAGCATTTGGCCAAGAGATTGGCTGTGAGCGCTGCAGCGGCGGCCGTGTAGAAAGGAGGGTTAGCGTGGGTCTGTCTAATACTGCGATACCGGTCTATTACGGTCGGTTTCGCGAGGCAGTTCTCCGAGGCGAGATTCCTGTGAACCGTGAAATCTCAATGGAGATGAATCGGATTGATGCGCTCATCGCTAACCCTAACATTTACTACGACGATAATGCGGTAGAGGGGTTCATTCTCTATTGTGAGAACGAACTTACTCTTACTGATGGAGCGGATCTTCATCTTCTCGAATCATTCAAACTTTGGTCTGAACAAATCTTCGGCTGGTACTACTTCGTCGAACGTAGCGTCTACGAACCGACGAAAGATAACCATGGTGGCCATTATGTTCAGAAGACAATCAAGAAACGGCTGATTCTTAAGCAGTATCTAATAGTTGCTCGCGGGGCAGCCAAGTCGATGTATGCCTCGCTGATTCAAAGCTACTTTCTGAACGTCGACACGTCGACCACTCATCAGATCACGACAGCACCAACGATGAAACAGGCCGACGAAGTCATGTCACCGTTCCGGACAGCCATTACTCGAGCTCGAGGTCCGCTGTTCAAGTTCCTCACCGAAGGTTCTCTCCAGAATACCACAGGCTCTAGAGCAAATAGAGTCAAGCTTGCGGCCACCAAGAAGGGGATTGAGAACTTTCTCACTGGTTCTCTTCTTGAGATCCGACCCATGGCCATCAACAAGCTACAGGGACTACGGCCCAAGATCTCTACGATCGACGAGTGGCTATCTGGAGATCTTCGAGAAGATGTTGTCGGTGCAGTTGAACAGGGTGCATCAAAGTTGGATGACTATCTGATTGTAGCTATTAGTTCGGAGGGAACTGTCCGAGCCGGTTCCGGTGACACAATCAAAATGGAACTTGCTGACATTCTCAAGGGCGAGTACCTAGCGCCGCATGTTTCCATCTGGCATTACAAGTTGGACGAGATTGAAGAGGTTGCCGATCCTGCAACATGGTTGAAAGCTAATCCAAATCTGGGAGCAACAGTCTCTTATGAAACTTATCATCTTGATGTGGAGCGAGCGGAGAAAGCACCAGCATCACGTAATGACATCTTGGCGAAAAGATTTGGGATTCCGATGGAGGGTTACACGTACTTCTTCACCTACGAAGAGACCCTCCCGCATCGTCACCGCGAATTTTGGCAGCTGCCTTGTGCTCTTGGGGCGGACCTGTCGCAAGGCGATGACTTCTGCGCGTTTACTTTCCTATTCCCTCTGGGCGATGAAAAGTTTGGTGTAAAAACTCGGAGCTACATTACGTCATTGACGTTAATGAAACTTCCGGGAGCTATGCGCCAGAAGTACGACGAGTTTATCAATGAAGGAAGCCTCCATGTTTTAGAAGGAACAGTCTTGGACATGATGGAGGTTTATGATGATCTAGACGGGTTTATTCAGACATCTGAATACGATGTTCGCGCCTTGGGTTTCGATCCCTATAACGCAAAGGAATTCGTTACCCGATGGGAGGCGGAGAACGGTTCATTCGGCATAGAGAAAGTTATCCAGGGCGCGAAGACCGAGTCTGTTCCTCTAGGCGAGCTCAAGATCTTGAGCGAAGAAAGATTGCTCATCTTCGATGAGGCACTTATGTCCTTTGCGATGGGCAATGCGATTACGTTGGAAGATACTAACGGAAATCGAAAGCTTCTGAAGAAGCGACAGGATGAGAAGATCGATAATGTCGCAGCGCTTATGGATGCCTACATCGCATATAAGCTGAACAAGGAGGCTTTTGAGTAAATGAAGTTCGGGACATTTACAATTACCGTGGGCGAGATCGCTTGGGTCATTATCGCGATCTTTGTTGTTCTCGGATATTTCAACGGATGGGGTTAAAAGCCCTTTGAGCGATATTTGGGGAAGGAGGTGAAAATTCGTTGCAGATTGGCGCAGCATTAAGGCACGCCTGGAATGTCTTTACCAATCAGGAGGATAAGCGGAAAACGCAGCCTTATACGGAATACTATGGTGCAAGTTATTCTACTAGACCAGGTCGTGTAAGGCTTCAGATCCCCAATGAACGCTCAATTATATCCTCAATTTATACGCGTCTGAGTATTGATGTTGCTTCGATCGATATGCGGCATGTCAGAACTGACGATCAGCATCGTTATATTTCGGATATTGATAGTGGTCTCAACAATTGTCTGACGCTTGAGGCCAATATTGATCAAGCTGCGCGTGCCTTTCGTCAAGACATAGCGATGACACTCTTTGACAGAGGTGTTGCTGCTATTGTTCCTGTTGATACGTCGATTAGTCCGGAGCAGTCTGGAGGATTCGACATCACGACGCTTCGTGTGGGTGAAATCGTTACATGGTTTCCTTATCATGTGCGAGTCAGTCTATATAACGAAGCTAAGGCGGTTAGGGAAGAGATTACTCTCGAGAAGTCTGCGGTTGCCATCGTCGAGAATCCTCTGTACTCGGTGATGAATGAGCCGAACTCTACTCTTCAGCGTCTTCTTCATAAGTTGAATCTCCTGGATGCCGTCGATGAACAATCTGCCTCCGGAAAGCTTGATCTTATCATTCAGCTTCCGTATGTGATCAAGTCAGAAGCTCGTAGGCAGCAAGCTGAGCAGCGTCGAAAGGACATCGAGTTTCAACTGAAAGGCAGTCAATACGGTATTGCCTATACGGATGGAACCGAGAAGATCACTCAGCTGAATCGTCCAGCTGAAAACAATCTCATGACGCAAATTGAGTATCTCACCGAGATGCTCTACAGCCAGTTGGGTCTGACAGAAGAGATTATGAAGGGCACTGCCGATGAGAAGGCCATGTTGAACTATTGGAATCGTACAATTGAGCCTATTCTCACTGCCATGGTTGAAGCGATGCGTCGATCGTTCTTGACCAAGACAGCTCGTACTCAATTGCAGACGATTTCATTCTTCAGAGATCCATTCCGTCTCGTTCCTATTGAGAACATCGCCGAGATCGCTGACAAGTTTACTCGGAATGAAATCATGACATCCAACGAGATGCGACAAGTCGTCGGTATGGCGCCTCATCCTGATCCTAAGGCTGATCAACTCATCAATAGCAACATGCCTCAGGGTAGCCCGACTCCAACGGGAGTTACGAGCGAGGGAAGCCCTGATACAACGGCTCTTGCTTCTTCCTTTGATGAAATTGATGCTGCGATTGCTGACGCATTTGCTGGACTTGCCACAACCAATGGGAGTGGTCCAAGTGCAGCTCCCTGATGGCACCGTTCTCATGCATGGCAAGACTCCTTACGATCCGAGGAAGGCGCATGAGTATTACATTCGGACTCGTAAGTTGAAGGGCCGAAAGAAGGCGACATCACAGCCATTCAGTCTAGCTAGGCCGAATCGTTTTTTAGCTACTAAATCGCCAACCTATACGGTCAAATTACGTGAGGGCGGAACGGCCAAACTTACAACTCAGCAATTGACCGAGCAGAAAGCATACGCCGCCAAGCGTGTTGCTGACATCAAGAAAAATTTGACTGAGTTGAAAACCAAGCTTCGAGAGATGGTCGCTGATGCTAAAGCTAAGAAGGCCAAGTCTGAGGCTGAGGCAAAAAAGGAACCGACAGCTGCCGAGAAGTCGAAAGCTGCTCGAGAATCAAAGCAGTATCGAGAGAAGCACCAGCAGGAAATTTCTACAAAGAGAAAAACGGAGGCCAAGAAAGAATCGGCGAAGCCCAAGCCGAAAACAGATCCTGTCGCTGAGCTTGAACAGAGGATTACCAAGATCCAAGGTAGTCTTACCGCTGCTGTGGAAAGGCAACGAGCTCTTACCTCAGCTACCAAGAACGGCTAACAGGCCGATGATCCAATACTGAAAGCGAGCATTCAAAATGGAAGCAAAGGCCAAGGCCGACTTCGGTAACGTGGTCTTTGGCGGCAGCCTCATGCATTCCGATGACCAGAAGCCGAAGCCCGACTTCAGTGGTTACGCCACGAAGGCTGGTCTCAAGTGCTCCGATGGTCGGACGATCATGCCCGATGCTTTCAAGCATCAGGACAAGATGAGTGTTCCGCTGGTTTGGCAGCATAGCCATAACAGCCCAGAGAACATTCT